ATGTAGATAGCTTTTCTTTTGTCGGTACTAAATATGGGTTAGATACTAAGATTAAGCGTGACGGTGTGGATTATAGAAAATTGGAAGCAAACAACGAATGTCAGATAACCACATTGGATTCAGGAATCATTGATTATGATGATGTTGTCGATTGGATAGTTGATTATGCTCGTGAGCACGATTTAAAGATTGAGGGGATATGTTATGACCCAGCCAATGCCAATGCAATCATAACCAAATTAGAGAAGATAGGTTATCCAATGGTTGAAGTAAGGCAGGGTACAATGTCGCTTAACATGCCTACAAGACAGTTTAAATTAGATGTCTTTGACGGGAAGGTTAAGCACAATGGCAATGTATTACTAACTAATGCAATCAATAACGCTTATCTTAAGTACGACAATAACGGTGTAATGATCGACAAGAAAAAGAATAACAACAAGATTGACCCAATAGCAGCACTCATATTTGCGTATGAGTCTGTTTACGACTTGGAGACAGACAATACAGATTATAACGAATATTATAAATCAGAAAGCTTTAGCTTCTAGGGGGTGACAACCATTAAATTAGAAAAAATCTCAGCATTCTTCGCGATGTTACTAGTTAACTTGCATTCTATCCTCTTACTCTTGGGGTTAATTGCTATTAATGCAGCTATTTATATGTGGATCCCCCTAGTTGGATTGATTGTGACAGGCATATTCTTAATTATTATTGCGCTGTTAATTAATCCTGGAAGTTCTGCAGGAGGGAGGTGACATGACTAATGGCGTTCTTTAAACCGTATACACCAAGAGAACCTGAAGATTATGATGCACCTATTATCGATGCTATCATCAGCATAGCTAACACCGATTATGGCGCTGATTATGTAAGTGCAAAAGCAATCAAGAACAGTGATATCTTTGCAGCTGTGAGCATTATTGCTCAAGATATTGCAAGCTCAGAAATTGAGTTGAGGGAGAATGGGATTGCCAAAGAAAATGACGACTTGTCTTACTTGCTGAACGTGAAACCCAATGAGCTTACAGATGCTTGGCATTTTAAATTTGCTATGATAGCCAATACATTGCTTAATGGCAACTCTTATGCACGAATTATTAGAGACAAGCAAAGAAACCCTGTCAGACTCGACTTTATTCCGGTCAGTGAAATGACTGTATCTGTTGAAAATAACAGTAAAGTTGTTTACGTACATAAGCTAGACTCCAAGGAAATTAAGTACAAGTCTGAAGATATCCTACACCTAAAAATATTTAGCACAGATGGGATATCAGGTGTAAGTCCTTTGCTTTCGTTAAAGCCAGAGTTACAGCAACAGCAAGCAGGAAAGAAATTGCTTACAACCTTCTTTAAACGTGGTGCATTTAGTTCCGGTATCTTAAGTGTTAAGCAGAGTAACTTGGACAATGAGGCTAGAGGGTCAATTCGTAAGAAGTTTGAAGCAGCCAATACTGGTAGTTCCAATGCAATGGCTACAATTGTGATGGATGAAACAATGGAGTACACACCTATTGAGATCAATACAGAAGTATTGAATTTAGTAAACAATAGTATTTACTCCACGAAGCAAATTGCAAAAGTATTTCAAGTGCCATTTGACCGTATGGGCATTGAAACGGTTAACACTTCAATGGAAACGGCAAATCTTAATTACCTCACTAATACCCTCACGCATTATTTCAAAGCTTTTTCTGCAGAAATGAATGTCAAACTGCTTTCCTATCCTCAAAATATATCTACCCGATTAGTATTTAACGCAGATAGGTTGAAGGAAGTTGATCCGGTGAAGAAGATCGATATTACAGCTAAGAAACAGCAAAACGGTATCTTCACTGTAAATGAGTCTCGTAAGGAATATGGACTACCTCCTATACCAGGTGGAGATGTGACGCTTGTATCTTTGAATTATGTTCCTTTAGATATGCTTGGACAAATTCAAAAGGATAAGCAGAATAACAATCAACCTACTGTGGAAGGAGGTGGACAAGATGAAGGACAAAGAAATTCGGTATCTACACATTGACACAGGATTAGCAGCAGTAAATGATGATGAAATGATCATTGAGGGCTACGCATTGCGCTTTGGAGAGTGGAGCAATCCATTGAAAGATAGTACAGGTCAAGATTTTCTTGAAACAATTACGCCAGAAGCACTTAAAAATGCTGACCTATCTGACGTTCGTTGCTTAATCAACCATGATCCCAATATGGTTATTGGTCGTACAACCTCTGAAACACTTGAATTGCGTGTTGATGATGTAGGATTATGGTTTAGATGTAAGCTTCCTCAAACATCGTATGCAAGAGATATTTATGAAAATGTTCGTCTGGGGAACGTTTCACAGTGTAGCTTTGGATTCCATTTGGCAGACAATGGCGATGAAGCTGTACGAGATATGCAGTCTGGCATTGTTAAACGTACTGTAAAGGCTATTGCATCCTTATTCGATGTTAGTGTTGTAACATTCCCTGCTTACAATGCGAGTGATGTAGCTGTTGCTAAAAGAAGCATGGATGCAGCAAATAAAGCCTATAACGAAGAGCGTGAGCGCTTTTTGCTTGAGCTTGATTTAGAAGAATTAGAAATCAAATGAGCACCGTAAAGGGTGTATTTTTTATGGAAAATTTAAGGAGGCATTTTAATGCTAAAGGATAAAATCAATCAACTACGTTCGACTATTACAGAGAAAGCAACTGAGATTAATACTCAGGTAGCAGAAGTACGAGAACTTGCAGGTACAGACCTTGAAGCTGCCAAAGCTCTTAAGGCAGAGATTGAAACAAAGAAAGCTGAACTAAAACAACTTGAAGAGGAGCTTGCAGCATTGGAAGGTATCGATGCTGAAGAAGAGGTTCCTGTTGAAGAACGCCAAGAAGCTAAAGGAGAGAAGCGATCCGTGACACAAACTAAAGTAGTAATTAATCCACCAAATGAAAGTCATCAAGCTTTTGAAGACTTTATCCGTTCTCAGGGTGAAACGCGTGATGGACTAACAACAGATAAACTAGGTGTTGTAATTCCAGAAGACATTTCTACATCAGTATTTGAGTTGAAACAAACTGACTATGACCTTTCTAAATATGTAACGGTTAAAAAAGTTGGCAAAGCATCTGGCTCATTCCCAGTAGCTAAACGTAATGTAGGTGTCTTGCTTACAAAAGAAGAGCTTAAAGAGATTCCTGACATCGAAACTGAGCTTTTCACAGATGTTAAATACAATGTGGAAACTAGAGCTGGTAAGATTGCTATCTCTGAGGAAGCAATCGAAGATACAGCTATCAATATTGTAGAAGACACTAAGAAACAAATGAAGCGTATGGTCACAAACACTAACAACAAACACATCATGGCTAAACTTATGACTTTCCCTAAAGTTCCTACAGCTGGACTTGATGGAGTAAAACGGGTATTCAACGTTGATCTTGATCCAGCACTAAACAAGAAGGTCATTGTAAACCAAAATGGTTATAACTATCTTGATACTCTTAAAGACGCTGAAGGTCGCTATTTGCTACAGCCAGACATCAAAGCAGCATCTGGTAAATCTCTATTCGGTGCAGAGGTAATCGTTGTATCAAACGCTGTCCTTGCTGATGGTGGCACTGAAGAAGCCCCTGTATACAATATTCTTGTTGGTGACTTCGAGCAAGCTGTAATGTTGGCTCAAAAGAATGAAGTAACAGCTCAGTGGGAGAAATTCGACTTCTACGCTTCTGGTCTTTCCATCGTTGTTCGTAACGATTATCAAGTTGTAGATGCTGACGCAGTTCGCGTAATTCAACTTACTCCTGCAGCACCTGCTCAAGAAGCTCCTCAAACTGAATCTACTCCCTCCTAATCCCCCGCAATCACCTACAGGCTTAACAGCTACCTCTAAATCAGATACCAGCGTATCTCTTTCCTGGAGTGCTGTGCAGTACGATGGGGGAATCCAAAACTATGAAATTTATAGAGATGGTGTAAGCCAGGGTACACGAGTTGGTACAAGCTACTCAAGCAGTAACCTGTCCCCAGAAACTACTTACGTGTACCAGGTTAAAGCTATCGCTAATGATGGCCAAGTATCAGAACTTAGTAAGCCTTTGAGCGTAACCACTGATGCAACAGCCTAATATCTAACCAACACAAGGAGTCTTTATAGGCTTCCTTTTTGTGTTGGACAAAGGAGGTTGGCACATGGAGTTAACAGAGTTAAAGCAATATCTCCGTATTGAATATGATGAGGACGACAACTGGCTGCAAATGCTAATGAAGGTTGGCCAATCTTATGTAATTGATGCTATAGACAGTAATGCTACAGCAGATGATTTTGCAGAGAAAGAACAGTTTTCATTTGCTGTGTGCTTACTAGTTAGTCATTGGTTTAGTAATCGTTCGGCTACGGCAGAGAAGGCTCTGCAAGACATTCCATTTGGTGTGCTTCCCATGATTCAACAGCTAAGGGGTTGGTATTATGCCAATCACTAATCCAGGTCTGATGAATACACGTATCTCTTTTCATGAAATTACACCGGAGAAAGATGTATTTGGTAAGCCATCAAAGGTTAAGAAGGTATCAGAAAAACCTATATTCTCCTGTATGAGTGCTGTTATGGATCAATTTCACCAAACAAGACTTGCCACAATAGGCACAATCTATGAAGATACCGTAACGCTTATTATTCGCAAGAAGCAAAAGCACCCTATTGACCCGACGATGAGAGTAAAACTAGACGGAGATTTCTACGAGATTGTAAAAATCAATCCCGAAAGGCAAGACCCGGAATATAAGACCATCATCGTCAAGGTGGTGACAGGATGAGTGTAAAAATCAGTGGACATAAAGAGCTTGATAGCAAGCTTAAAAAGTTAGCTGTTAAGTATCCGAAAATCCAAGAAAATGCCTTGCAAAAGGCTGCCCAGGCCGTGGCAGACCAGTTGGAGAAAAACACTCCTTACGACGCTGCAGCGAATGGGAAACACCTAAAAGACGATGTCCAAGTTTCTAAAATGTCAGAGGATGGCCGTGTATCCGTTGGATATGGAAAACTCCATTACCGAGCTCACTGGCTCGAATGGGGGACAATCTACCAACCTCCACAAGGGCATATGCAGCATACGGAAGATCAGATGCGAAACACGGTTTTAGAGATCGTCCGAAAAGAACTAAAGAAAGGATTGGGTCTCTAATGTTACCAGTGTTAGTTGTAAAGGATCTTTTGGAAAATGACAAAAGAATCACATCGTTTATAAGCCCAAATAGCATTCACATTTTAAGTATTCCAGAGGGTGAGATTGATATTGAGAAAACTCCACTTATACGCATAAATGAGCTTTCAGACTATCAGTCAAGCTTTGCAAATAATAGATCAGTGGCAGTCATGCTTACCGTTCAAATAGATGTTTGGTCTCCTGACCCATTAGAAATAGGTAAGGCTAAGACTGTTCTGGATAAATTGATGGAGGAAAGTGGTTGGGCGCAGATTGGTGGCTTGCCACTAACTGAGGATCCTGATGTGAAGGATTTTTATAGAATCGGTAGACGATATAGAGCTACACAAACAATAAATCTTAAATAGAAAGGTAATGATAATATGCTAGGATTTAACGGCATTCGTATTGGTATTTATGGTGAAGGAGAAAAAATCGTTGAAGTGCTTGATGTTGCGAAAGAAGGTGGGGCAATCGAAGCTAGTATAAGTGGGCTTGGTAAGGAGCCAACAATCACTTATGCAAACAACGAAGCATTTCACGTTGCTGCAAAAGGTGCAGGTTCACCAGAACTTACACTTTCCACTTTGAACTTGCCAGAAGAAGTTGTGCAAAAGGCTCTAGGCGTTACTGTTGAGAACGGTATCCAGAAGGTTGGCAAAGACACTAAACCACCGTTCGTATCAGTAGTACTAACTGGACAAGATAATGATGGAAAAGATTTGCATATTGCATTGCTCAAAGGTGTGCTTACCTATCCAGAAGATAGCCTTGCAACTGCAACAGATTCCGATGAACCAACTCCAACTGAGCTTACAGGAAAATTCATTGCCCGTAAGTCCGATGGATTGGTTTATGCAAAAGGTCGCGAAGCTGCAGAAGGCTTCACTAAAGAAGAGTTTGATGCACTTGTATTTCAAGGATATTCTTCCCCTGTCCCGGTAGGAGAGTAATTTGGACTGGCTAAGTAGTTGCTCATGACTGCTTAGCCATATTTATTAATTTAAAAGTAAAAGGAGAATAAAATATATGCCATGCACAATTAAACTTATTGATCCTGAAACAGGAAAGAAGAAAACATATCGCCAAGAGAAAGTTGGAGGTCTTAATCTACGCACTGGTATTTCCATAAAAACACGAGCTGAAAAAGGCGAAATTGATGAATTGGAAACTTTGGATGAAATGATTGCACTTATTGCTAAGGTGTTTGAGGGTCATCCCGTGGTAACAGAAGATAGCATTTGGCAACTTGATGCTTCCGATATTGAAGATACAGTAGCTGATTGCTTCTGGCAGATACTTGGAAAAGACCCAAAGCAGATGAAGGATCTCCAGAAGAGAGCGATGGAGGTTCAAATGAAGCAGGCGATCAAAGAACTGGAAAAAATGGAACAGGCTTAAATTCATGGGCAGAGTATGAAGAACGTATTCAGGATCTTTATAACACCTTTTTAGAAGCTGGCTATAAACTTAATGAAATTGATGAAATGGATATTGACTTCATGCTCAGATTATTAGAATCCAAATTGCCAAATAAGAAAAGTAAGGCCAAAAAGTCTAAAAATCCTCAAGATTTAGAAGCATTCTTCAACTCCATTTGATGTTCAAGCAGGAAGACTATTGGTCTTCCTTTTTTTATTTGCACAAAAGAAAGTTGGTGACATAGATGGCCGAACAAGGTAAGCCGTTAGGCAGTATGATAATCGATTTGGGATTATCAGATACAAAATTTGAAAAGTCACTTGATGGTATTAGAAGGCAACTAAAAGCAACTCAAGCTCAAACAAGAGCTAGTTTATCGGTAATCAGCCAAGCTGGTGATGGCTACGAAACCATGAAAGTGAAAGTGGACGGTCTCACCAAGGAAATGTCTATCAACGAACAGCAAATCAAAGTTTTGCGAGATAGATATGAGAAGGCTAGGAAGACATACGGTGATGGATCCAAGGCAGTACAGAACTACGCAAAACAGGTTAATGATGCTGTAGCCAAGCAATCTGTAATGCAGAAATCATTGCAGGATGCAGAGCTGAAGATGCTCGATTTCAAGCGTGGTACAAATGATGCTAAGGTTGAGTTAGATCAGCTAAAGCGCAGCATGACTGCTCAAATTAAGACCCTGGATATGCAAGGCAAGAAGCATCAGGCAGCACGAAAAGAATACATCCTTACTAAACAATCTCACCAACAATTGGGAGTTGTAATTGATAAGGAAAAGGAAAAACTGAAAGACCTCATTCGGATAAAAGGTGAGGATTCCAGGGAAGCCAAGGAACAAAGCACCAAGATTGCAGAACTGAAAGGCGAATATAAGCAACTTGGCGTTGTGTTAGATGGAATAAAAGCAGATTACGGAAAGGCAAGTAAGGCTGGCGCTAAATTCGCTGACAGTATGTCTGAGATTAAAGAAGAAATCAGTGGCGTTGCAGACGTTGCTAAGACAGCCGGAAAGAGTATGCTCGGCATTACTGCAGGAGTAGGTGCTGTAGGTGGATTGGCCACTCTTCAAGCTTCTAATGTGGAAGCCTCACAGAATCGCATACAAGCCTCACTAGGAGCCACAGGAGAGGTAACTAAGGAATTATCCAAAGTCACACAAGATGTCTTTAAGAAGGGGTGGGGCGACGACCTCACAGACGTTTCTAGAGGCATCGTAACTGTAAGACAGCATCTTGGAGAATTAAATGATGCTGATTTGAAAAGTGTAACAGAGTCAGGCTATCTAATTCGCGATCTTTGGGGCTATGACATACAAGAGTCAGCAAGGTCGGCCGGAACAATGATGAAGAACTTTGGCATAGACGGTAAAACCTCTATGGATTTGATTGTGAAGGCCTTCCAATCCGGTGGAGACTTCTCCAATGAATTGCTAGATACAATCAATGAGTACTCTCCTCAGTTTGCATCCATGGGATACGATGCAGAAAGAATGTTTGACATCTTCATAACTGGTGCTCAAAATGGCGCATTCAACTTGGACAAGGTTGGAGATGCAGTTAAAGAGTTTAATATCCGTGCTCAAGACGGATCACAGACAACTGCAGATGGTTTTGCAGCTATCGGTATGAATGCAACAGACATGGGAGCTAAAATTGCAGCTGGTGGCGAAGAGGGCGAAAAAGCGTTCCAAGCTACAGTGGCAGGACTGGCAGCCATGGATAGTGATGTTGAACGGAATATCGCTGGTGTAAATCTTTTCGGAACCCAGTGGGAAGACCTTCGCGAAGATGTAATCCTTGCTATGGCTGATTCTGAAGGTGCTCTTGGTAAGTATGGAGGAGCAGCAGATAAAGCTAAAGAACAGATGAAAACAGGTCTTGTGCCTGCGTTACAGGAGTTGAAACGTGAGGGCTCATTGGCTTTAGCTCCATTGGGAGAGGCTTTAGGCGATATTGTTAAGGACTCTATCCCTCCTTTAGTCGAAGCAATTAAGAATGTAACAGGTTTCTTTACGGGCATGCCTCCAGGAATGCAGAAGGTGACGCTTGGATTTGCAGGCATTGCTGCAGCAATCGCCCCACTTACAATAGGATTAGGATTTGTTGCAGGTGGAATCTCTAAGATTGCTGGTGTTCTTGAGTTATTCGGCTTAAAGTCAGACAAATCTTCAAAGAAGCTAGGATTTTTAACGAAGATATTTGATAAATTGAAGTTTGGACTTGTAGCTTTAACAGGCCCGATTGGAATTGCTGTTGCAGCCATAGCTGCTATTGCCACAGGTGTAGTAATAGCCTATAAGAAAATAAAGCCATTTAGAGAGTTCGTAGATGGCATTGGAACCTCTATAATGAAAGCCTTTGGAAAGGTAAAAGACTTTTTCTCTGGCGACATATTAGGCAACATAAAGAACCTTATACCCCCTTCATTACTCCCCACAATAACCTCATTTGCTGACGGAATGTCCTCGGCTTTCCAAACAGCAAAATCACTAGCGCTGGATGCGTTTGGCGCAATCTCCACATTTGCTTAAGATAAACTTGGAGCTTTAAAGTCGTTTTGGGACGAAAACGGAAGCCAGCTTATGCAGGCATTTTCCAATATTTTTGGTGGTATAAAAACAGCTGTCACTACAGCTTTTAATATTTTCACCACCGTAGCTAAGCCAATTCTAGCCGGATTCCTTTCAGTAATAAAGGGTTTGCTTCCAATTATTTCCGCTATTTTCAAAGGAGTCTTTTGGACTGCATTACAGATCGTAAAATCTGTATGGGGCAACATCAAAGGCGTGATAAACGGAGCTCTAGATATCATTATGGGCGCTGTGAAAATTTTCTCTGGCTTATTTACTGGCGATTTCTCAAAAATGTGGGAAGGCGTTAAGCAGGCATTTTCAGGAGCAGTTCAATTTATCTGGAATTTTGTTCAATTGACTTTCTTCGGTAAACTTATAAAAGGCGTTGGTGTATTCGCTAAATCCTTCGGTGGCTTTTTTAAGTCGGCATGGTCAACTATAAAATCTATTTTTACAACCACTATTTCTGCAGTTTGGAATTTCTTTAAAAATCGTTTTACCAGCATGCTTAACACAGGGAAGTCAATTTTTAATTCCTTGCGTAGCTTTTTCTCGAAAATTTGGTCAGGAATCAAAAATATATTTTGGGATTCTGTGCGAGCGGCAGTTGATTTTGTGAAGTCTCGCTTTACAAATTTGAAAAATAACACTTCGTCTATTTTCACTTCCTTGCGAGATACGGCGCGAAAAATTTGGACATCTGTGAAGGATAACATCATTAATCCAGTTAAAAATGCTTACTCAAGTGTAGTACAGCGTTTTGGAAATTTGCGTGATAAAGGTCTTGAAATTTTCCGCAATCTGAAGAAGAAAGCGGGAGACATATTTGACGATATGGTAGAAGCCATTAAGGGCCTTCCTAAGCGAATGGGCGACGGTCTGAGCAAAGCTGCGAAAAATATAGCCGGCGGTGTGAAGAACGTAAGCAAATTCTTGCTCGAGGGATTGGCGAAAGGTGTAAATGGAGTAACTGGCGGGATCAACTGGATCCTCGACAAAGTGCATGCTCCTAAAAAACTACGTATTCCGGAATGGGAGATCCCGGCTTATGCAAAAGGTACTAATGGTCACCCTGGTGGTCTTGCACTTGTTTCGGATGGAAAGGGTCTTAATAAGCAGGAGCTAATTCAAACACCAGACGGAAATACATTCCTATCACCTAAGAGAGAGGCTATTATGAATCTACCGAAAGGGACAAGCGTCCTTGACGGCAATAGCACTGCTTCTTTATTGTCTGGCATTCCTGCTTATGCGAAGGGCACAGGCATCCTCCAATCTGCATGGGGTGGGGCTAAAAAGCTTTGGGGCAGTGTTAAGAAGACTGCAGCAACTGTATGGGACTTTGCAAGTGATCCATTGTCTCTTATCAAATCAGCTATTGGCAAATTCACAAGCTTAGGCGATGTACTGCAACCAGCAAAAGGTATTGCTGAGGGAATGAGCTCTAAGGCGACTGAAGGAGCAAAGAACTGGATTAAAGGATTGCTAGACGGTGGAGATGTCAAGTCATCAGGAAACCCTTCTGCAGACGTTAAGAAGTGGGTAGCTCAAGCAATGGAGATTGCAGGTGTTTCAGGTACTGCATGGAAAAATGGTCTTTCTCTTATCGCTATGAAAGAATCTGGAGGAAACCCGAAAGCTCAGAACAATTGGGATATTAATGCTATGCGTGGTATTCCTTCTAAAGGTCTTATGCAGACGATAGAACCAACCTTTAACGCTTTCAAGAAGAAGGGTTACGGCAATATCTTGAATCCAGTTCATAACATTCTTGCTGCAATTGGATACATAAAGTCGCGATACAAAACCATTGGTAACGTACCAGGGGTTAAAGCTGTAAATCTAGGACGTAAATATGTTGGTTACGAGAACGGTGGAATTGTTACTAAGCATCATTTAGCTCAAGTGGGAGAAGGCAACAAGCCAGAAGCTATTATCCCTCTACATAAGGCTAAACGATCCCGGGCGCTTCGTTTGCTTAATCGTGTTCATGAAGTTATGGGAATTGATGGTGTAGGAGGCATTACCGTCAATAATAACTCCGACACTTCTGGTCTAGAAAAGCTATTCGCACAACAGGTTAACGAGTCTCGTAAATCCAATGCTATGACTAACCAAATGCTACAAGCTCTCATTCAGCTTGTGCAGTTAATGTCCGGTGGAAATGGTGGAAATGGAGCCTTAAATGTAAGCAATCTCTTAAACTTGATTAATAACGCGCAAGGCAAACAACTAGAAAATCTATTATATAACAACGGAATGGGAGGTGCATTTAAGTAATGGGACGTGAAAAACTATGGATACTTAAGCCAGATGGAACGGAAAAAGAAATTGGAGAAATTGAGGGTTGCTATTTATACGAGGTAGAGTATGGCAGCCCTCGTCCTAAAACATCGTATATTCAGATGGAAGGATCAGATGGGAATATTGATATGGGTACCACTTTTGACACAAGGCCAATCATTGCCCGATTCCTTATAGAATCTAATGATTATAACGATTACTATCTGTTGCAAAGAGAAGTATGGCAAATGATTTATGACAGAAATGCCTACTATATAAGACACTCTGTAATGCCAGGCTTTAGATGGCTTGTACACCCAAAAGAATGCGACCCTTCTAGAGTGGACTTAAATACTGCTACTTTTGAGTTGGAATTTGAAGCATTTAAAGGCTACTCAGAGTCGGCCGATTCTTCTTTGAGTCCAATGACGTTTGATTCGGAATTGTGGCAAGCAGGTCAAGGACTGATTGCTGATAATGTCCAGTACACGCACACAACTAATCGATTCAAGATTTACAACCCTGGAGATTTTACCGTTGATCCGAGAGAACATTATCTTAATATTTCCATTGACTGCTCAAGCAATAATTTAAGGATAGCAAATGTAACAACTGGTGATCAGTTCATTTGCTATCGCAGCACAATGAAGGGAGATCTATTGGAGATTGATGGTGTATATCCAAAGTATAAAGATCTGCACATTGGGAGAGAAACGAATAATGGGTTAATAACATTGGTTCCTGGTTGGAATGAAATAGAAATCAGCGGTGCCAGTTTGATTGAAATTAGTTTTGATTTTCATGCCTTATATCACTAATACGTGGAGGTGAACTAGCATGAATAAAGAAACAAGCAAGTATGTAGCGCCCGTTCCTGTATTAGCAAAAGATATTGTGATTGCTGTTTCTGATCGTAAAGAGATATATAGAGAGATTCTTATAGATTTTGACAAATCCTCTTTCGCCGAAGATTGGCAAAGGAATAGCTCTTGGCAAATCTCATTCGATGTGACTGGCACTGACAGAAATTCTTTTGCATTCGATCTTATTAAAGATGAATCAATCATTTACTACAAATCGGAACGATACATAGTCACGCAGCTTGATGAGCAAGCCACTGGACGTCAGCTAACGAAAAGTGTTCTAGCTACCCATGAATTTTATCAGCTACAACATGATAGGCAAGAAAACACAATATCAGGACGAAAAAGTATTAATGAATGCATTGAACATCTACTTAAAGGTAGTAAGCGTGGATACACCTTTGAGATCATTGGAACCTTTGACAAGGTAGATCAAGAGAATTTTGGAAATATCAATATTGTTGAAGGTCTTAATGAGGTGCTAGCAGACTATGGCGCAATTCTGGACTTCAACGGCAAACATCTTATTTTCTATGAGCCCAAATTGTTCGGGGAAAAAATACAGGAGACCATTCGTTACAAGCATAACACCGACGAAATACAATTCCAATCTGACACAACAGCCTTAAAAACTCAAATTGTAGGGTATGGCAAGCAAAAAGATGAAGAACAGGGTGGAGGTTACTATTTTGATCCAATCATATACACCTCCCCTATTGCAGAAGATTGGGGCGTTCGGGTTGCTGATCCAGTTAGCGACGACAGATTTACTGATGCTACAGCAATGCTTCGCAAATTAAAAGAAACACTGCAGGACTATCCAACTATCACCGGTTCGGTCAAGCTTAAAAAGTTAATGGACATCAACAAAGGAGATTGGATCAAAGTGCTTTATGAGCCTTTAAACAATATGGAGCTTGATGTTCAGGTAGTTGGATACAAAAAATACCCTTTTCTTAACAAACCTCCAGAAATAACCCTTTCAAATTCAAAGTCTGATATCCTCAGCATCCAAATCCAATTAGCAAAACAAATTAGAAAACTACAGAGAGGTTGAAGTAATTGAATTATCTTAACTTAACGAAGTGGGAAAACCCCTTAAATGACCGTAAGCTAAGAAACAGCTATAACAACAATATTGATTCAATTGTAGCCCAGTTTACCCATGTCATGAACGAATATAAACGTTTGGAGTCGGTAATGGAAAACATCATTATTAATTCTGGGGGTGATTCGCCTAATGAAGTTGTAGGATCCAGAGTAGATTCAAGGGGGGTAATACAACCCACTCTTAATGCTCGTATTAAATCTGACTATTATTACCAAAAAGAAGACATCCAATCCATGCAAACTCAAATGATTTCATTTGCAACAATGGCTGCAGAATTAGATGCTCAGCTTAAAAAGTTGTATAGTGCTGACTCAGGATATATTGTGACTGTTGATAGCAATAAAGGAAGCGATGAAACAGGAGATGGCAGTGGGACAAGACCTTACAAAACTATCAATAAGGCAGTTTCCGAAATTCCTAGAATTGTTGATGGTGATGTAATTGTGTACTTAGTTCCTGGATACTACAAAGAAGATGTTACTTTCCAGGGAATCACTGCCAAAACTCTTCTAGTCCGATCTACTGTATGGGATAGCACAGATCCCTCTACAGGAGACACTGGGTGCTACGTTCGTTCTCTAACTTTTAGAGATATTGCAGGGTATGTACGTGTGTCGGGTATTCAGCAATATGATCATGTCAATTCAGGAGCTAGATACACAGCCGGAGGATTGAACCAGCCTATTACGCTTTTCTTTGAACGTGTGCATTATTTCTTAGTAGATCGATGTCGCTTTTCCGAAAATGTCCGTTCTGCTGAAGGATACGCAGTTCATTCTGCAGCCTGTAGAGGACGACTGGACAATAACTATTTCCAAAACCAATATGAGTGCTTGTTTGCCAATTGGAGTAGTCATATTAACGTGGAAAATACGAACACAGGTAAAAGTAATTTCCGTGGCGTCAGCTCCGGTCGATCCATAGTTCAGGGTGAAATTGTAATTGGTGCAGATGAGCCTATCCGAGAATACGGAGGGGGACGAGTATTTCAATGATTAACTGGATGGAATACGTTATGCGTTACTATGTGGAAAATGACTATTGGACTCAAGAATTTGTTGAAGCTATGGTTGGGAAAAATCTAATTACCATCGAACAATATGAGGAAGCAAAACTTAAAAAAGAACTAAAAGAGGGTGGTGACTGAGTGAAAACAGCTATCGGTGAGTTTAAAGTAGGGACTCAATACCAAGCCCCTTTTTCATTAAAAGCAAATTTTTCAACCTCAGATAAAGGATCAGCTAAACTTCAATTTAGGCTATTCGGAAGCGATGGACACCCCCTACCACTGAGTGGCACTACTCCTAAATTAGCCATGAAGATGGCTGATAACAGTGTATTTATCAACGAGAACTTAACTATAAAAGATCCAGTAGAAGGGATTATAGAGTATGTACTATCCGACAATGAGATTAAGCATTATGGAAATGTACAAGCAGAATTATACCTATTGTATAGCAATAATACACAGGTATCTGTGCATCAATTTACTTTTACAATCACTCGTGCGTTGATTGATGAATCTGTAGACGTAATTAGAGAAGTAGTAGTCGAAGACTTTGAAAGGTTTAAAGCTTCTCTAGAAGCTAAGCTATCTGAAACAAATGCAGCTATAGATAAGGCGAAAGTAGATATAGAGAATACTGTATCTACAGCCATAAAGACAGTAAATGATACTACCACTTCAGCAAAAGCCAGCATTAATTCCTCAAAAGCTTCTGCAGAGTCCTCCATTACCTCCCTTGTGACGTCTGCTCAAGACAACATAAAAACAGTCTCTGATCAAGTTGTTGCTGCACAGGCTAATTTGGATTCCATAGAAGAGTCGATAGCGAGCAATCAATTGGAGACCAAAACAGGTGCCCAAGCAAAAGCCAATCAAGCAGAAACAAATGCGAAAAACGCAAGCCTTCCAAGAACTGGGGGCACTCTTACAGGGGATATCATTATTAAAAAGTCTAGCCCAAAGATAACTATGCAGGACTCTTCTGGAAACACCGTTGGAGGCTTGAGGGTTACAAACAATGGATCACCTGTAATATCGGGTACGAATGGATCTCATATCTATTTGCGTCCTAAAGGCGATACAGAAACAGCAAATGAGACGAAAATACAAGTCGATGGCATTTATCACAACGGCAGCAAAATGGCAACCGAATCAGTGGCGCAACAAAAGGCTGATAATGCAGAGGAGAACGCCAAAAATGCGTCCCTACCTAATTTGTCTGTCAGTGTCATGGATGGAAATGCTCCACTTAGTGATTATCCATCTGGATTCTCTATAAAGCGAATGCTGAATACGGAGACTAATTTCCCAACTGCTGTAGGTATTCTTTTAACATTTAATTATGACCCCCATCGAAATTTTCAATTATTGCACACAAAAGATACAAACAAGCTTCAACTGAGGCATTTTAACTCAATAACCAATCGCTGGAGTAACTTTGATGATTTGGAGACTACATCAGGTTCACAAAACAAAGTTTCAGCATTGAAAACAGATATTGGGCATCTTGGTATTAATGGGACTTCCACTTCTGAAGCAACAAACTTGAATGCAATTACGGTAGGGGGAAGTTATTACTTCCGATCAAACGCATCGGGCAGACCATTTGATGCTAACGGAATCGTAAGACATACTCCCTCTTTAGGAACAACAGGAGCAACTCAAGAAGCCATTTCCCTAAGTGGCAGAACTAAATCGTTTCGAGTAATGGTAGGTGGCATATGGGGAGACTGGTTACAGTATGCTGGATCAATTGCCGACGCTAAATGGGAGATGCTTACTCCCCGAGGAGGGTCACAGATCTGGTCGGAGGCTTCTTCTCCAAGAGTGCTTCGCTTAGGAGACACTGTATTCCTTCAAGGAGCACTCAAGGGCATAACTAGCCGCAAGTTCCTGGCTCTTACGCTCCCAGGGCATTGCAGACCTGATAGAGACCTTACTTTCTTACAAAGTACGAGTACAGACGGGTACAAGGCACGTTTTGCCAGGTGGTCTATAAAAACAAACGGTGATGTTTATATTGACTACAATACCGATGATGTATGGGACGGTACAAAATGGTATCCGATTGATACGTCCTTCACCATAACGTCATAAGGAGGGATAACAATGGTCGAATCTAAAATGGCATACTTTATTGATCCAGAGACTCTGGAGCATACGTATGATCAAGTACTCATTCAACCGGATGAGGAAGGTAATCACATTCTTCCCGAAAACGCCACATGGAAGAGACCAATCAAAGAAGATGGGTCTTTTTTTGTTTTGGCTAAATGGAATCCAGAAGCCGAGGAATGGGAAGAGGGCGGAACGCCGCCGAAACCATCAATACCTGAACCTACAGAAACGGAACTCCTGGGTGAAGCCCTAGTTGAAGAAAAGCTTCGCCGGATCCGTACTGAACAACAAGTTTCTGATTTAGGTACTCAGCTTGTAGAAGAGGAACTTGCCGGCATAGCAAAAGAAGAACAGTTGCAGGCTCAAGCACAGGCTCTTCAAGATTTAGGCGAACAAGTCGTAGATATGCGCTTGCAGCAAATTCTGAATGAAGGAGGAACACAATCATGAATTTCTGGGTAAAAGCTTTATATTACAATTGGGCAAAAGCTCCGCAGGTTAGGATTCCTTACAGTGTTCAAGAGTGTACGAAGCAGGATTTACAAGAAGGTGTATCCGCTCAAATGGTTACGTCTGAGGAATATCAAATCATCACAGATGAACCATATGTGGAACCAACCGAAGCTGAAGAGGGACCTGTTGACGAAACTGTTCCGGTAGAGTCTGATCCAGCAGGGCAGGCGCAACCGGTCATAGAAGAAAAATAGTATTTTTGTTGCATAAGCAGGAACATCCTCCTAGTTTGTTGAATAAAGGCGGAAAGGGAGGAATAGAAATGTCTCAAGAATTGATTCTAGAGGAACATGTAGATTTGGCGTATGGCTTTATAAGAGCAGTTAAAGGAAACAATGTTAATTTATATTGGAGTTTTATAAGCAAAGTAGATAAGGCTAGAGTATTTGGTATGTATAGATCATTTGTACAGAGCGAGCATTTCAAAGGAGAAGACTTTAGAAAATATATTAAGGAGTATTTCATGCGTGAACATGCCAAAAAGTATAATGGATTAGATAATGCACCTGGTATATCAACGACTAAAAGATATACTGATTTAGGAGATGTGAAGTTATATCTCCTAAACAATGTGGAAGAGCCTATGATAATAGATTCACCTACTGAGATGAATGTTTTTCCTATTACAGTGACCTATGATTGTTATCTAAAGGGAAATAATGAAATAAAAGGTGAGTGGAAAGTGCGTATGTATGAAGACGATTTATATAATGACTTAGATCAAACTGAAAGCCTATAATGAGCTTGAATTTGGCATCCCAAAAGGGGTGCTTTTTTTATTTGCTTAAAGCAGATTAGACTACGTAGGAGAATGAGTTATGCCCAACAATGACTTATATCAACGTGTGGCCAAAGCTGAGCAACAAATTGAGATTTTAGAAGGACGCATGGAAAAACAAGAATCAAGCAATGAAGTTTTGACTAGAGTTGTTCAGTTAACAGAGTTACAAATTGAATTAAATAAAGACATGAAGACCCAACTTGAGAAGACAAATGAAATCATGTCCTCTACTCAGACGGATGTGGCTATTATTAAGACTGACATGAGCTACCTCAAGGATGAAATGGGGGAGCTAGATGAACGTACTTCTGACTTAGAAGATGATCAAGAAGAAAGCTTAAAGAGTTGGAAAAATGGAATCGGAAAGATTCTAACTACGATTATAGGAAGCGTCGCAGTTGCAGCCATTGTGCTGTGGCTCAAGCTAGGATAAAAGGAGGAATTATTTATGGACAAAGGCACTATTATTCGTTCTGTTGTTTTGATCTTAGCTCTTATTAACCAACTGTTGATGGCAAATGGGCTTACCCCTATTCCTGGGACTGAAGATGCTTGGGGAGAGATTCTAGCTACAATCTTTACAGCTGTAATCTCAGCTTGGACATTCTTTAAGAACAACTTTATTACTCCTAAAGGACAGAAACAGAAAGAAGTCCTTCAACGTGAAGGCCTAACTAAAGCTAAGTAACTGTATTATTTATATCTTTGATTCTATAAACTTATAATTTCAAAGGTATACTAGTTTACCCAAGTACTTGGAAGGCTATACATAACTAAGGTTAAATTAATAGATTTCTCTTTTCCATAGATTTCTAAGATGTTATACTCTTGTTAAGGAGATGATAGTTATGAATTTAACTACACAAGTTAAGAACGTGAAACCTTTAAGATCTTTAAGTATTAAACCAGAATATGCTGACGTGCAGAATCTACCAATAGTGGAAAATAAGGAGAAGAGAGAAGAAATCCTTAAAAGAGCATTGAAGAAATACTCTAGAGCTTAGGTAAAATTGATAAATGGAAATTGCTGAAAATGGATTAATTATCAAAAGTTTCAATCCCATTGATGGGCTTCCTCGATTAAGGTGTGGCAAGGAAGAAATCGATACAATCTATAGCCTATACACTGAAGTTTTTCACCGAGAAAGTAAGGGTGTAACAACTCTTTTCTATCGAGAGGGCGATTTAGTAGGTTTTTGTATACTTTTGGCTGATAGACTTTCTATTACTTCTACAGAACCTTTATCAAACGGTCAATATCCCGGATATTACCCGGCATTACAATTGTACTCAATTGGTGTAAAGAGAGAACTACAAAGTCAAGGGTTAGGTCGAGAAATGATAGAATGGATTATCTTCCAAGCTTACGAAATGCGTAAAACTGTTGGAATTACTTTTATAGTTCTTGAAGCTTTTAATGACCCAAGACTTATTAAATTTTATGAGGATTGTGGATTTGAAGTCTGGGACAAGGTAGAAAGAACAGAAGACGATTTAGTTCCCATGGTCTTCGATTTTCGAGAACTTTAGGTTTAATGTTCTAAATGGATTTGTTTTTCAATAGTCATTTACAAAGGAGATGATCTAGTGAAAGCAATGAAATTAAGAGAGCCTTCTAAGAGACCCAGTCTCGATGAAAGAAAAGCAAAGCTAAAAAGAGCGTTGATTGTGGGTAAGCGCATTAATGATCGTAAAAAAAATTAATCATATGTTAATTGATAAAATTTAAAATATCGATTTTTTTAAGAGACATGGCTCAGGCTGTGTCTCTTTTTTATGCCCAATTTTACAAGAATAAGGAGTCGATTCATTAATGACTAAATTTAAAGTTGCTGTCGATGCTGGACATGGTGGTTTTGGTGTTACTCCAGGTAAACGTACTCCAGATGGAGAATACGAATGGGACTTCAATAATAAAGTAGCGAAAGCTTGCGTTTCCAAACTTAAAGCTAATGGAGTTGAAGTAATTCGAACAGATGACCCCACCGGTAAGACTGATGTTGGTCTTACTTCCCGTACTAATAAAGCTAACAATGCCAAAGCTGATGTAATGATATCTTTCCACCACAATGCCAACAAAGGGATTTGGGGCACACATACAGGAACCGAAACATTTACCTATATTGGCAACTGGCCTGATGCTGAACGTCTTGCGAGAGAAGTCCAAAATAGAATTGTTAAAGCTTATGGCTTACGCGACCGAGGCTTAAAGAAAGCTAACTTTGCTATTGTGCGCCAATCTGAAATGCCGGCAATTCTTGTAGAAGGTGGCTACATGGACTCAACCATCGACATTAAAAAACTTCGCAATGATGCAGTTCTAGAAGCAGCCGGAATTGCCGCAGCCGAAGGAATCCTAGCTTATCTAGGGACTAGCTCTAGTAAAGGTGCGAGCAAGCCTACATCAAAGCCTGCTCAAGAGTCCCCAGCTCCATCCTCCTCTACTCCTGCCAAAGGATACGTTAATGGATCTGCTGGGCAACGTGTAGAATCCATCTATAAAGGCAAAGAAGGACTCAACTTCTATACAAAAGCATACTTTGACTCTAAATATAAAGCCGGTACATTTGGTTACGGAATGGGCTGGGAAATTGTAAAACGAGTGAAAGTCGGTTCTGCCTACATGTTTGAAGTTAAAAACTCTAAAGGTGTTAAATACTATGTAACTGCCTCTGCTGAGTATGTGAAAGTTGAAGGCAAAGCCAAGGCTTCTTCTACATCCTCTAAAGGATCCTCCTCTACTGCCAACATTAAGGTTGGTTCTACTGTTACTCTTCAAGATCATGCCTCTAAGTACCAAACTGGTGAAAAGATTCCTTCCTCAGTTAAAGGTAAAAAGTATACAGTAATGCAAATTAAAAATGTAAACCAGTCTCGCTCTAAGAAAGCTTATCTATTGAAAGAAATTATGTCTTGGGTGCTTGAGCAGGATGTTTTTCCTAAAACTACTGCAAAGAAATCCTCTGGTGGAGGTTCTGCTATTGTTCCCTACCCTGGACATCTAATTAAAATTGGCTCTCGTGGTAAAGATGTACAGCGTATCCAACATGCTGTTGGTGTTGCCACAGATGGCATCTTCGGAAAAGCTACTAAATCTGCTGTGATGGCTTATCAGAGACGACATGGACTTGGTGTCGATGGTATTGTTGGCAAAGAGACCTGGGACAAGATGTTTTAGAACCATGAGACGTAGGGAGTAAGATGATGTGGCAATCTAAATTTAAGTTATAAAAATAACTATTTCTCATTAGTTTATAGTATATTTGTAGTATGATAGAGAATTTAATTCTATTAAGTTGCGTTTACTATTTAGCCACTACATACAAATCCTTTATTCTACTATAATTTGCAGATATAGATATATTGTTGCACTAATGGGGGGTATTATTATCAAACAGATTAATGTGCAGTCCTTTTTAAATTATTTAGGCACTGGAATGTCTCGTCCAGCTATTATTGTGGGAGATGATTTTGAGAAATATATTCTTAAAACTCAACGAACAGCACAGGATAATTGGAACTGTATGTTCTTAAATGAGGGCATTTGTTACAAAATTGCATGCTATTTAGGAGTTCCAGTACCTGAGGCGGCTATTGCAAATTTAGACCAAAAACTAATTGATGCTGATCCAGAAATTACATTTGTACATCGTTTCTTTGAGGGTCTTCATTTTGCATCATCTGAACTTACTGGCAAGGAAGAAAACTTATTAGACAATCATCAAATGGCTATGAAAATGGGAAGACCGTACTTAGCTAAGACTTGGAATGCATTTTTTGACAACATCGTTAATGCCGAAGACATCTCGAAAATAATAGCATTTGATTTATTAGTAGGGAATTTTGATCGCTACGGCAATGAAGGAAACCTGCTTATATCGAACGAAAGTGCTCAAAGAAAGATTTTTGCAATAGACCATGGGCATGCATTTTTCGGGCCTAAATGGACAAGCTCAAAAGTACAAAAAATAAAAGAAGTAAATGACCCTAATTATAGGGATAATTTTGCTGCTCTAATCCTAAAAAATAATAATGGCAGGATGGATGGGCTTGGAACCGTATTCCGAGCGATTGAAAATCGTGTTGATTTGTCTGATATTGACAATCATTCGTTTATGGAAGTGGTTTCGAGGATAGAATCCATTAATAGTGATATGCTAATTGAGTGGTTTAATGAAATTCCTGACGCTTGGTACGTTGATAAAGGAAATCAAATTGGGATATATTCTCAGTTTATTTTACGACAAAAACTACATGTAAGGCATTTAATACAAGAGATGGCGCGATATGGAGCTTTTACAAACTATCGTGGAGGTGTATTGAATTGGAACAGAACACAGTCAACTGGTACAGTATAATAAGGTACATGAGCAATGAACTAACAGGGGAAGTAATAAATGTAGGAGTAGTGATGCACTCTCCTGAGATTGGTATTATAAAACACCACTTAATAGGAGAAAACGCACCTAAGATTAAAGCGATTTCTACTTCAACCTTAGATATACAATTGTATAAATCTTATAAGGACAATCTCTCCTATTATATAGAAAAGAGTACGGAAAACATGTTTGGGGGGGTTGGTGGAATCTCTATAGCATCCCCCTATAAAGAAGGATATTTAGACGACATTCATGACTTCTTTAAAAATGAAAAATTGTTTCTTACAAAGCCTAAAGCTTCAATAACAGGTAATTTAGAAAAGTTTTTTGAAACTGTCTTTAAAACTTATGTGGGTGAGAAGTATTTGATTAATGCTAGTAGGCAAATTAGTACGAAACGATATATGCGCTCATTACTCGAAGACAAACACCTACTTAACAAGAAAGTAATACAGGATTATATAATTAAGCCTAAAGATGGCCCTGAATTGGTTAAGATAAATATTGATTTTTGTTTTAAAAATGGTGTTATGAACTACTTGCAGGGTTTACCTGTTATAGATTCTGCGTCCAAAAGTACAGAGTGGTTTGCGAAAACAAAGCTTATGTTTGAACAGCTTAGTGAAGATGCTGAAATACACTTTATGGTTAAGAAAATGGAAAATAATAATCAAAAAGAAACTTCTTCTTTAATTGAGTATTTTAAAGATAAAAGAGAAAAGGTATCTGTTATTAATTTAGATAATGAGAGAGATGTTCATAGAATTATCAATAGGATAGAGCATGAAGCTCACGACATAGATGAAATATTGATTTCTTAACAAGTAGTTATACAACTGAAAGTCCACTTTTTTACTTTAAAATGTATCTACCCCTTCTCATTAATTTGAGGAGGGGGATTTTTTTGTGTTTATTTATATAAGAAAAAGGAAATCTGCCCCTTTTTGTTGGTATAATTAGTAAAACTAACTTAATTAGTAGTTACAAGTAATTTGGAGGTCTTGGGATGAATAATAACGAAAAGCCATTCTATGAAATACTTCCTAATTTGTCTGCCCTGATCATTATTCTCAACCATTGCAATTTCTTTTGCAGTGTCCATTTTCAAGAAATATTCAGTGGAAGGCCTGCCACCATCACTTTTACTCAAAACTGAGTAAAAGTCTAACCCCTCTTCAAACCCGTATTTGTAATCGTTTATGAGGAGAGTTGAGTCTAAATAAGAGAGCCTAGAAGGTTCTCTTATTTTTCGATCTTATGTAGAATATTTATAATTTCAACAAATCCTATAAAGATAAAACCAGATACAAAAGAAGCGAGGAACCATGTAAGGAAAATTGACCACTGAAAGTCTAATAAATCGTCAGCCATAAAGGCTCCAATAATTATACCAGCAACAATTATACCTATTCCTATACACATCATTTTTTCTTTTCGCTAAATCCTGTTTAATATATCGTATAAATCTATTGTATTATCAAATTAGCATATTCTGGAGGTAATGATATGGATTTATTGAAGAAGAAAGTTTATTGCTCAAAGTGTAAAATTGAGACTAATCATATTATCTTACTGACTCATGAGGAGAAATCGGAAGGCCTTGATGATTTTCAGTGGTATGAACACAAGCATATTGTTCGTTGTGCGGGCTGTGATACGACAGCATTTGTAAAAGAATACGGTGATGAAGATATGTGGTCGTATAATGAGAAAGGAGTTCGTCAATGGGATCCTCCTGAATATAATATATTTCCACCGAAACCAGTAATTGAAGTAAGTAGTTTTTCTTTAAAATCAACTAACTATAAAAATGTTCCACATGTTATTGG